GCTACGTCCGACTGTATGCGCCTAGGCATATATACGCCTAGGCGGATTCATGCATACATATGCAGACTACTGCATGACTATGCAGCCCCAGACCCCCTCGGCTTGACAGCGAGGCCGCAGCCGGCGCAGTCGGTTCTAGGATTTTTTACGATTTGAGGGTTTAGTTTTTAAAATCTGGCGGGCTTGCTCGCGCTTGAGTGCTTGTCGTTGAGACTTCATGCGAGCCAGTACCTTATCGCGGTTGAGGTAGTAGTAGGCAAGTTGGGCCTTGCGGACGAATTCTGGACTTTTGTAAGACTTGGTGGGATCGGGTTGGTAGTCAATTTCTCCGGTTTGTGCTGCTTCGCGCGCGGCAACGAAAGCCGAATGGCTATTGAATTCTTCTCCACAGTGAGGGCAAATTATTTTTGTCATAGTTGGTTGGTGTCGAGCCGCTTCAGATCGGTCGGGACGTTCAGTTCGCGGTAGAGCACGAAGCGGGGGGTCACGCGGACGAGGCTGGCGGGGACGCCGAAGACTTCCAAGTTATCGACGAAGGAGGCTTTCGTGCAGAGGTCGACGACGGAGGCGGGGGCGAGACCACAAATCTTGTGGCGTCCATCCTTCGTGACGATGACGACACGCAGGAGGCGGTCGTTGGTCTCGGGCATTAACGGCATCGGGTGTTCAGATTGTGGAGGCCGGCAACGAAGCCGGCGCCACCCGCGAAGGCGGCGAGGGTGCGTTCAAACTTGGGATGGGCGGGATAGAGACGTTCGAATCCAATAGTGAGACCGACCATCATGCCGCCCTTGAAGATCGCGAGGCGTGGGCCGGTCGTGAGATGGACTGACGTGAGTAGCGGGTTCGCCTCGACGCAGCCCTGATGCAGTTTGATAAGGGTACTTGTGAGGTCGAGGCCGGTACCTGACAGCAGGATGACGAGTAGCGCCGTCTTCATACCTGCCTAGACTGCAACAACCGTGCCACATCACTTGCGCTTATGATCCTGCCTGTGTCATCATAAAGCAGGAGGTCGGTGTGGTGCGCGCGAGCAACAAACGACGGCATTCTGTCAAGGGCGTACGGCGCACGAAGCGGGAACGGCTCGGGCATACCGGCCTGACCCCGCTGGCGGCGCCTGTTCCTGCGAATGCGCTCGCGACGGCTGTCCCTCCCTCCAGCCCGTCTGCCTCCGTCGCGCCCACACCGACTTCCAATAAGCCCTCCAAGATTCGTGCCACGGTTGAACGGGCGATGGCGCTCCAGTTGGACGAGGGGCTGACGAAGAAGGAAGCGGCAGCGAGACTGGGCATCACGTACGGTACGATGCGGCAGTATTTCTTCAAAGCCGGCCAAGAAGGCTGGCTCGTGACGCCCGATCTCGAGGAGCACCTGACGTTCTCGACGGCCCACAAAGTCGTAGCCAACATCGAGAAAGCCCTCGCGCAGGAAGCCGGCGGCTCGCCGTCCGACATGCCAATGACGATTGAGGCGGCGAAAGGACTGGGACTCTTCAAGCGGCATGAGGTCGTCCAGAACGATCAGGCGCCCGCCATGATGGCACTCTCGGTCAAGATCGAACAGCCAACAGGGAACGAGCCCGAGTTGACCGTAGGCTCGGTTGGCGGCGAGCCGGCGTATATCGATGCGGACTAGCCCATGTCTGACTTCTCGCGAGGGGAAGACGAGACGCGTGCGTTGAGCGGCATGCAGAAGAAGATCACGGCGGAAGTCGGGACGTGGGACTTGAACGTGCGCTTCGTACATCCGGCCTGTGCCTGGATCGTCGAACACGGCGCCCTCCACTTCCACGGCGCCCAGGACGGCACGCTGACGTGCTGGATTGAAACGGCAGACGAGAGGAAGAACAGCTAATGGCAATTATCGGCACGGTCGCGATTAACGTTTCGGCCTCGGGGGACTTTCTTGGGTACGTTCCTACCCAAATTGGGTTGATCAATCCAGCCGCCGCCTTCCTCGAACAATTCTTCACGTACAATGCCGGCGCGAACACGGTGACAGTGCCGGCGCAAGGCGCGACCCCGGTTGCGGTGATCATCGTACCGCCGGCAGGGAATACGCAGTCGATTATCTTCAAGGGCGTCTCGGGCGATACCGGCGTCAGACTGCACAACACAAACCCGACGATGATCAGTCTCGACAGTTCCGTCACGAGCTTCGTGCTCACGGTTGGCGGGACGGTCACGAGCCTCAAGTTTCTGTGGCTCTAGGCATGGACCCCGAAGCCATTCGCACGTTCGCGTGGGGCATTGTCGGCATTGCGCTGATCTATATTTTCTGTACCATCGTGGCGGAAGTCATCATCGCCTACTACGAAGCGAAAGACGAACAATGACGCTAGAGGATTACTTCAAGCACGAATACGCCGAGGGAAAGATCGACTTCTCGCTGCGTATTTCTGTGTACCAAGACATCGTCGAATGTTATATTCACCCGAGTGGTAAATCTGGCACGACTACCCCGTCACTTGTCGTTCAAGGTAATACCGTCAGAATGTCGCCCTTGTCGTTTATGCCGGAGTGGGCAGACCCGCAACAGTAATGGCGAAGACGCAAAAAGAACTGAGAGCACGCAGAGCGGCCAATTTACGCTGGCGTATCAAACACAAAGATCGCATACGTGTGATGAAGCGAGCCGAGAAGCTACAACGCTTCTATGGTTTAACCGTAGCAGATTACGAGGCTATTCTATTTTCTCAAAATGGGGTATGCGCTGTTTGCTTGCGGCCTAACCACGAATTCCAGTACGGGAAACGTGCTGCATTACATGTAGATCATAACCATGAAACGAAACAAGTGCGCGGTCTTCTCTGTGGTAATTGCAACAGGGCGTTAGGAATTCTACATGAAGATCCCTTGCGTATAGAGGCATTGGCGCGTTATATACGAGAGACAGATGGCTAAAACCCATTTGCCTCCTTCGTGCGGGGCCGATCTCAACAAGCCCCTGAAGTTCAACAAGTTTCAACAGGCGTTCCAACAGGCTCGGCGCAAACGCTTCTGCATCTATTGCAAGACTACCGGCTCGATGGATGCCACGAGCCTCTTCAGGTGCATCAAATGCAAAACCCTACACACGTCCAACTTGACTGCACCTCGCGTGTACTCACGGCTGATGTTGCGCGCAGGTCGACGCGGGGGCAAGTCTCTGATTGGCGCCCACGCGGCCCGCGAAGAGATGATGGTCCCGAATTCGTTGGGATGGGTCTGCGCGCCCACCTACCGGATTCTCCACGACGCGACGATGCCGACACTCCTGAGACTGATTCCCCCAGACTGGGTGAAGAACTGGAATCAAGATCGCCTCGAGTTGACGCTCCACAATGGCGCGATGGTGGTCTTTCGGTCCCTCGACGATCCGACGAGCCCGGTCGGGATGGGCTGTCACTGGGCGTGGTTTGACGAGGCGGCACGCATTCAGGAATTAGCGTGGGACACGTTCCGACCGTCGCTGTCTGACAACGCCGGCATCGCGTTCTTCACGACGACCCCAATGGGCTTCGACTGGAGCTATCGCCGCTTCATGAAGCCGGCGTTGATCGACCACAAGCCGGGCTTCTGGGCGTGTCGGTTCAAGACGATTGATAATCCGATCTTCCGCGAGAACAAGGTCTTGATGCAGGAGGTCGAGGAGGCGCGCGCGACGATGCCGCCTGACTTGTTCGCCCAGGACTACGAGGGCGAGGATGTCAACTTCACGGGCAGCATCTACGGGCAGATGATTGATCGGCAGATTCTGCCGGATGCCGAAGCGGTGCGGGGGTTCATCGAGGAGTGGCCGGATATTCGTCTCGACCGCCCGTGCGTGATTGGGCTCGACAGCGGCGCGGATCACCCGTTTGGCGCATCCCTGCTGGTTGCCACTCCCAAAGGGATGGTCGCGGTCGGAGAGTATCTCAAGCGGATGCAGGCGATGGTCACGCACCTCGCGAGCATTCAGCACGACTTCGGCACGGCCAGCCGGCATAGTCTGAAGTGGGCCGCGAACAAGAACGAGGCGCAACTCCGACTCGAATTTGGCTTGCGTGGCGTCGGCGTGATTCCCGCCGAGTCCAAGCAGGAAGTCGGGATTCAGCGCGTGCAGTCGTGGCTGCACACCCGCCAACTCTGGTTCGCCTACAGCGTCCCGCGTACGATTGAGCAGATGAAGGCGCTGCGGTACGCGACGAACACGACGAATGACGGCCAGAAACGCGAGAAGGAAAAAGTCTTCAAGCTTGAGGACGAGTTACCGGATGCGCTCCGATATGCGCTGATGGCATGGCCCGAGTTGCCGCGTGCGCTCGAAGAGGGGGACGCCGCTGCGATTGCCCGCTGGAAAGCGATGGACCCCCGCATGCAGCAGTCGATTGAGCGCGTGCGCGAGTACGAGAAGCAGACGAATACTAAGGATCTCGAGGAGGGCGCCAGCGGCTACCCGATTGGGGATTTCTTCTCAACAGTGAGTGACGCATTCTAGGGGGGTGCCGCACATGTGGATTTCACGGACAGAGTTTTTTGAATTGCTTCATGCGAAGTCGCAAGCCGAGGGCGTGGCGCAAGCTCTCGAGAAGCAGGTCGCGGTGCATCAGACTTCGCTCGATTGGATGAAGGTACGCGTCAATCAACTGGAATCTGAGCGCGCGCAGTTGCTGTTTGCGGCGACCGGCGCGAAGCTCAACGTGCCGGAAATCATCCGGCGTCCGGTCGACGATACCAATCCTCTGCTCGAACTGCCGGCGATCTTTGAGGATGTCGGGGACGAAGTCGCAGATCGTCTTCACATCTTCCATGCTGCCGATGGCACCCTGACGGACCGCAAACCGGCGCCCCGTTTCGAAGAGACGAAGGAATCGTAATATGCCTACGACGACGATCACGGATTCCGTCAACACGAAGGCGCCGCAGCCCCAAGGGCAGTCCTTTGGCGTCGACCGCGCCGAACTGACGAACCCTGGCGGCAAGTCCGACGACGACCTCCTTGAACTCTTCAAAAAGTGCAAGAAGGAAGCGTTCGACCTCCGTTGGATCTTCGAGCGGCAGTGGATGCGGAACATCTACTACGTGTTGGGACGCCAGTGGATTTTCTACAACTCGCGGTATGGCGAGTGGCAGGACAAGCGGTTCGCGAAGTGGATACCGCGCCCGGTCAATGCCGACCTGAAGAACGGGATTCAGGCGATTCGGGCCATGTTTGCCTCGATTCGTCTCGGCGCGAATATTCGTCCCAACGGGCGCACCCCGAAGAATATTTCCACGGCGGCTGCGTGTGACGACCTCGTGCCGGTGCTCCACGACGAGCACGACATGAACCAGAACATGAGTGAATTCGACTCGTGGCTGGCGGTCTGCGGCAACGCGTTCCTGCACATGTTCGTCGACCGTGATCCGGCCAATGGCACAATCAGCATCAACCAGGAAGAGTGTCTGACCTGTCACGCGATCACGTCCTCGAGCGACCTCGAGCCGACGCAACCCGTATGTCCTGCATGCGGAGGCACGCAGTTTCAGAATGCACCCCCGAAGACGGAGCCTCAGCCCAAGGGTGCAACCGTCACGCTGAGTCCATTCGAACTCGCGTTCCCCACCTGCTATCCCCGCTTCAAGGATGTCCCGTTCGTGATTCGTATCCGGTGGCGCACGAAGTCGTACTACGAGGGGCACGCGGAATTGAAAGACCAGATGGAGGGTGTGACTTGGCAGAAGACGCCGAGTGAACGCACGGTACAGATTTTCCGGTCGCTGCCGTTGCAGAATGATCTGGGCGTGGCGCCCTTCTCGTGGTCATCGGGCGCGTCCACCGAAGAAGAGGGCGTCAGCGAATACGAGTTGTGGTTCAAGCCGGATGATAATTATCCGCAGGGCTTAGTCGTGCGCGTCGTGGGCGATTCCGCGCCCAAGCTGCTGAAGATTCCGAGTGAAGGACTGCCGGGTCCGTTTCCGAATACGGATGTCAAAGGCAATCCGCTGTTCCCGTTCGCCCACGGCCAGTTCGAGCATGTGCCGGGACGCGTGTTGGGCAGCGGCGCCCTCGACCCCGTCATCAACAAGCAGGACAGCCTCAACCAACTCGACTCCTTCATCATGATGATCTACAACCGGGTCGCGAACCCGGTGTGGCTTGAGCCGAAGGGGGCGGAGATTGAGAAGATCACGGGGGAGCCGGGGCTCGTCATCAAGTGGAATCCGCTGACAGTCGGTGGGACCGCCAAGCCCGAACGCATCAAGGGCGCGGATGTCCCGCAGTCCCTCTTCGAGATTCGCCAAGGCTACAAGCAAGACATCGAGGATGGACTCGGCACATATGACATCCTGAAAGGCCAGAAGCCGGCCGGCGTCGAAGCGTTCAGTGCCATGCAACTCCTCGTCGAGCGCAGTCAGTCACGATTCGCATCGGCGTTCTCTGCACGCGGCGAAGTCTACAAGACCTGGCTGCATCTCGCGCTCGAGATTGAGCGAGAATTCGGTCCCGAGGAGCGGGACATCGCGGTGGCGTCTCCTGCGCGCGGCTTCACGTTCAAGGCGTTCAAGAATGCCGACCTCGGTGGCGATGTCTCGATTGTGATCGAGGACGGCACGCAGGCGCCGAAGACCGCCTTGGGGATGCGCGCAGCTTTACAGCAGGCCGACCAACTCAAGATGATCAACATGCAGGACACGGACACCCAGTACGCCGCCCTGCAGTTGATGGGGCTCACGCGCATGGTGCCGAGTCTGGATATTCATGTGCAGGCCGCGCACCGCAAGCAGCAGGCGTTCGAAGAGTGGGTGGCTGACCCGAAGAACCTCGTGCAGTTTGTACAATCCGTCCAGCAGCAGCCCCCGATTGACCCACGCACGAATCAGGTCGTGAACCCGCTCGACAGCACGCCGCTCAAGTGGCACAAGTGGTATGACCCGACGATTCATCGGCTGGAATTCCTGAAGTGGGTCAACGACGACGCGATGCAACAGATCCTGCAGCAAAACCCCTCGATTGAGGGGGTTTTGGACGCGCATCTTGCCGCGATTGACTTTGCCCTCTTCGAAAAAGCCAACGGGATGATCGACGGGATTCAGGTGGCGGCGCCTCCGCCGCCGGGAGCGCCGGGTGCCCAATCGCCGCAACAGTCGCAGCCACCCCAGAAGGGTGCCGGCCAGGCGATGGCGAATTCGAATCAGAATGCCGGGGCGGCCAAGCCGGCGCAGGGCGGCGCGCAACCGCCTGCGTAACCTAAAGGAGACACTTTACAGAATTTTCTGTCCTATGGTATGATCAATCAGGATCTTAATTCAAGATCCATGCCACCCACGCAGGCCCTTACCTGCGATATCAAAGAAGGTTTCGATGGCACCAGAAGGCAACGTCGGCACAGAAACTCCCGGTCAAACCGCTACGAATGACGGGGGCAGCAACACTCCAGCACCGAAACTCAACGACGGCGGCGCAGGCACCAACACCCAATCGCAATCCACGTCAACCGGGACGGCTCCAACCGGGTTCAGTTACAAGGAAGATCGTAGCAAGTGGGTGCCACCCCATCGCATTTCGGAGGAATCGACCAAACGACAGGAAGCTGAACGGAAATACCAGGAAACGCAGGCACGGCTGGATCAGGAGATCCGACGCGTGCAAGCACTCGCGGGCGTCAACCCGCAAGACCCCCAGGAAGCCGAAGTCGAAAAGGTCCGCGCCGCGCTCACGAAGATTTTCCCGGGACTCGAACGGCTGAGCGATCAGCAGTTCTTGGACCGGCTGACCTCCGTAGCCGACCGCGACCAGGACATGCAGCAGGCGGTCGAGAATCACTGGACGACCCACGGGCGCCAGATGCTCGATACGCTCGAGGAGGAAGTCTCCAATGCACTTGGAGGCGACCTCAGTGATCGGCAGAAGAAACGGCTCGCGGACGCGTACATCAACGAAATCAAGGACAACCCTGAGTTGATTGCGCGTCACGAAAAGGGCGACCGGGCGCTGATTCAGCAGTTCGCGAAAGACTTTCTGGACGACTGGTATAAGCCGGCGCAGCGTCAAGTCACGAATCAACAGGTCAATCGCGTCATCACGCGGCGCACGCCCAACGGGCGCGACTCGCGCGCGGTGACGCAGGGGAAACCCAAGATTGACTTCAACGACCCGAAGGCCGTCGAGGACGCGATGGTGCAAAGCTATCAAGACCACGGCGGGACGTTCGGGCGATAACAGGTAGACACACATGGCAACGAACGGCGCAGATACTGCCGCACTCTCTGGCTTGGCGAAGGATGTCTTCGAGCAGGGCGTGACGGAACTGGCGAACAACATGTTTCCGCTGGCGAAGGAATTCCCCACGGAGCAGGTCGATTGGAAGGGCGGCGAGGGTCACGTCTGGGCCGCGCACGTCTCACGTAACACGTCTCCGTTCTTCGCGGGAGAAGACTCCGCGTACCCGGTGGCGGGACATCAGACGCACGTCAAGGGCCGCATCGACATGCGGAAGATGATGGCGCGCATTCGGATGACGGAGG